TGATCCTTATTTTCTTTTAAATAATTTGAAAACACAAATACTTCGTAGATATGCATCTTGAATAGGAGAAAAGAATTATGCATCAAATGAAACCAGGGGACTTTTGCCCCTTAATTAAGAAGAAGTGTATTGGTCTTAAGTGCAGTTGGTACACTCAAGTAAGAGGAATGAATCCAAATACGGGAGAAATGGTTGATAACTGGGGATGTGCTGTAACTTGGTTGCCAATGCTTCAGATTGAAACATCTCAACAGGCAAGACAAGCAGGTGCTGCAGTTGAATCTTTCAGAAATGAAGTTGTGAGATCTAATGCACAAAATCAACAACTTTATCTTGATTATATTGAGGAACAAAAGAAAACTTCTGGAGTTCTTCCCGCAAGTGTAACTCCATTAGAAACCCCAATAAATATGATTACCCCTGGAGAAGAAGAGGAGCAAAGTAATGACTGTGAATAGAATGGCTTATTTTCCTGGAGATAAAAGTCTTATGGTTGGAGAAGAAACTATTTTTGATGTTGAAATAGATTGGATCCCTGATAATATTCATTGCGTTCAATGGTATGGTGAAGAGTATGGTGGAGAATTAGAATTTAAACCTGAAGGTGGTCCATTTGGTCCAAAACCATTTAATGAAAGATTTACTGAACTGGGTCAATGGCAAGGGATAGTAGATATTTTTTATGAAGAAAAGCAAAGAAGAATTGATGCTGATATTGCTGCAGCAGAGGCAGCAGAAGCAGCAAGAGATTATTGGGCAGAACTGAGAGCAATTAGGGATGAACTTCTTTTGAGATGTGATTGGACCCAACTTTCAGATGTTTCTTTAACAGAAGAACAGAAAACTGCATGGTCTGTTTATAGACAACAACTCAGAGATCTTCCTGATGTTATCACAGATCCAAAACCAATGGTTGTTGCTTTTTATAATGGAGAAATCCATCCAGATTGGCCTGTTAAACCACAATAATACATAGGAGAAAATTATGAGAATTGGTAATTATGAAATTAAACCTGGAGTAGATCTTAGTGGAGTTGATTTAAGTCATCAAGATCTACAATATGTAAATCTTCAAGGTGCAAATTTGCAAAATGCAAATCTTGAAGGATGTAATCTAAAAGGTTCTAATTTAAGATATGCTAAATTAGAAAATGCTAATCTTGTAAATGCAAATCTTGATAAGACTGATTTAGAAGGTGCAAATCTACAAAATGCTAGACTTGAGAATGCTTCATTTAAAGGTATGATGTCTTCTCATGAAACTAACTTCTTGGGAACAGTATTTGATCCTAATACCTCTTCTTCTACAAATCATAATACTAGAGATTTAGAACTGGAAGTTCAGGAACTCAGGAAGTATAAAGAGTTATATGAAGAAATTAAGTCTAAAATGATCCTTTAATACTTAAAGATACAACTAATCTTGAAACCTGACAGAGTGATCCTACTCATGATTTCACTTCTTGTCAACTTGACATTTTGATGCAGTGCTTATAGTATAAATAACTAAAAACTAGAAGTTATGACAGTAGAGTCTCCACAAATTGATATTAAATGGACTATTACAGACTTGGAACGTAAAACTTCCGATGGATATGTCTATAGAGCATTTTGGAAAATTATTGCTACATATGAAAATACTGAAACAGGAATTCATGGATCCGTTGAATTTCCCAGAACAGCAGATTTTATTCCATTTGAAGATTTGACTGAAGATATAATAGTCTCTTGGACTAAAAATCAATTAGGACCTAGATCTGTAAATAGTTTAGAAGAAACAGTCGTTCATGAATTAGAACTTAAAATTTCTCCTATTACTTTTTCTACAGGACTTCCTTGGGCAACTCCAGTAGATGAAGAAACTCCAGTAATTGAAGAAACTGTTGAAGAAACTGTTGAAGAAACTGTTGAAGAAACTCCATAAGACAGTTGACATAGTGGCACAGTAGGGGGTCTTTGGACCCCTTTTTTCTGTTATGATGAACGGAGTTCAAAAGCACACCAGATGTCTGTCAATCTAGAAGTCAAGGGTTCTCTTGCCAAATGTCTGGCAACCGAGAACTTGATTATCGAGCACAAGAAAGTTCCGACTGCTATGTTTGATGTAGACCGTCGTGTACTGACACTTCCTAACTGGGATAAAGCATCTGCAACTGTCTATGACCTTCTGGTTGGACACGAGGTAGGACACGCACTCTTTACCGATAATATTGACTGGACTGTAGACTATCCTGAAGTTCCTAAAGACTTTGTGAATGTTCTTGAGGATGTTCGTGTAGAACGTCTAATGAAGAAAAAGTATCCTGGTCTTTCTCGGACTTTCTACAATGGTTACAATGAACTGAATGCCGATGACTTCTTTTCAACCAAGGAAGAGAACCTGGATGAACTGACTTTCATTGACAGAATCAATCTGTATTATAAGATTGGCGCATTTCATAACATTGCCTTCAATGATGAGGAGAATGAGTTTCTGACTCGTGCTACTCTGACCGAAACGTTTGATGAAGTGCTGCAACTTGCTCGTGAAATCACCGAGTTTGTTCAGTACAAACGTAAAAAGGTATCCAATATGCCTACTCAAGGTGGTGGGGAAGAAATGTCTGGTCCTGGTGGTGAAGAAGTAGAAGGTCCGCAGAGTTCTTCTTCCGAAAATGGAGAGAACCAAAACGGACAGAACCAAAGTAATCTTCAGCAAGATTCACAGGGTCAATCACAAACTGAAGGTGAATCCTTCGGTGATGATATGAATAAGTCTATGGAAGCACCGAATGGTGGTGGTTTCGGTCAGGAAGCAAGCAATAAGCACGAGAAAACTAATCGTGATGAGATGACTTCCAAGACTTCTCGTTCCTTTGATGAAAAGTCTCAAGACCTTGTGGATAAGTATGCCCAAGAGACTAACTATGTGGAACTTCCCAAGATGAATCTTGAGACAATGGTAATTCCCAATGAATTCATTCATAGTAAGGCAAAGTATTTCTACGAGAATAGTGGAACTTATTATGCAGAAACCTTCAAGGTTGCTTGTCAGGAATATAATACCTACAAGAAGTCTGCAGAGAAGGAAGTTTCTTATCTGGTAAAAGAGTTTGAGTGCAAGAAGTCTGCAGATCAATATGCTCGTTCTAGCACTGCTCGCACTGGTATTCTAGATACTGCTAAACTTCATACTTATAAGTTCAACGAAGACCTGTTTAAGAAGGTTTCTGTGGTCCCTGATGGTAAGAATCACGGTCTCATCTTCATTCTTGACTGGTCTGGTTCAATGAGTGAGTTTATTCTGGATGCTTACAAGCAACTGTTGAACCTGATTTGGTTCTGCCGTAAGGTGAATATTCCCTTCGAAGTGTATGCCTTCACTCTGGATGCACACGCATATATGGAACTGCAACCGAATCATCCTCCTGTTTATGATAAAGTTCCTGATGTGATTGCTCCTGAGCAATCATTCCGTCTGATGAACTTCTTCACCAGCAAAACTAACAATCGTGTTCTTGAAGAACAACTTAAGAATATCTGGTGTGCTTGCTGGTCATATCAGAAACGCAGTGGTGCTGTTCCTCCTCACCTGGACCTTTCGGGTTCTCCTATTGGGGAAAGTCTGATCTCACTTCACTCTCTGATCCCCGATTTTCAGGCAAAGAATAAACTACAGAAGGTGAATGTTATCTTCCTGACTGATGGTGAGGGATACCAGAATTCCGTGACGGTTGCACGTAAGGGTCGTTATCCAGATTCTCCTGATTACGTTGGAAACACAAAGCATCATCGCACTGCTATTCGTGATAGGAAGACTGGTCGTGTCTATTCTTCTCTGGATTATGATAACTTCCCTCGTTATGCCAAAGTTCTCCTGCAAACGGTGAAAGATAGGTTCCCGACTGTGAATGTGATTAACTTTCGTATCACTCCTAGTCGTGATTTCTCAATGTGTCATCGTTGGTATGGAACTGGTGTAGAGAACTACGAAAAAGTCAAGGGAGAGTTTCGCAAGCAAGGTTGTGTTCAATTCCAAGACACTGGATTTGACCAATTCAATGTGATTGCTGCTAACTCTCTCGCACAAGATGAGGAGTTTTCTGTTCCTGAGAATGCTACCAAAGCACAAATCAAAACTGCTTTTAGTAAAGTTCTTGGTAAGAAAAAGACTAACAAGAAACTTCTTAGTAACTTTATTTCTATGGTTGCCTGACCACCTGGGGGAGTATTTATTACTCTCCTTTTATAAATAACTAAAAAGTAATTGTAAGAATGGACGTACAAACACTTCGCAATCTTCAAGAAGCATATATGGAAGTTGTTATGGGGGAAGGAAAAGTTCCTTGGAATGACCCAGATAGACCTTTGCAAAGTGGGCATACCCCAGCAGAAAAAAATAGAGCTAAGAGACAAAGAACAGGTGTAGAAGACCCAAATACTCCTCAATATAAAATAAGTGATAAAAATATGTCTAGATATGGATCAATGAAGGAAGTAGATGATACCGAAACGTCTAAAGCACCAAAACAAAAGAAAACAATTTTTGGTAAAAAGAAACCGTTAGAACACGAAACTCCTCCCCATGAATTCAAAAAAGATAGAATATTAAATCCAGAAAGAACTGATAATGAATATGGTATGAATAAATCCGCTAGAGCTAGTGGCAAAAGTCAAGGTAATGCTACTAAAGGTCAGGCAAGAAGGGCAGTAGGAAATGCTTTTAAAAGTCTTAGAGATGGAAATGCTAATATTTTTCCAACTCCAATAGACCAAACAGATGCAAGAAGAAGAACTTCTAGCAAATGGGGAGGACCAAATCCTAGAGGATCTTCTCCACGTAATCCAATTGTTAGAAAAACACGCAAAGAACAAGTAGACCTCTACGACATCATCCTCTCGCACCTTTTAGGCGAAGGATATGCTGATACACCAGAATCAGCAGAAGTAATTATGGTAAATATGAGTGAAGAGTGGAGAGATTCAATTCTAGGGTGAGGACCACTTCCCAAACCGTCCAAAGGTGCCCCTGAGGCACCTTTTTTCGTGCTATGATTACGGAGTAATCAACCAAACCGATGCCTCGCAAATCTAACATTATGTCCGACCAAGCAATCTCCATCTTGAAAGAAAAGTTTGGCACCGAGTTTGGTGCTGATGCAGTAAAAGAAGTTGCAACAGAACTAGGCACTTCGTATGCGACCCTTTCCAAATATCTAAATCAATATAAGGTAGGTCGTGGTAAATGGAATCTGGAGGCAACCGTGCAAGAACTTGAAGAAACTTACAACTCCCCTGCTGTAGAGGGAACTGATACGGTTCCTGGTGTGGCAACTATGAATTCTGTCGTGCAAAATCTTATTCCCAAGAAAGATGCTACCTTCGTCAGCTTTGGTAATTTTTCGGATATTAAAAAAGTTATTCAGTCTGGTCTATTCTATCCTGCTTTCATCACTGGTCTTTCTGGTAATGGAAAAACTTTCGGTGTGGAACAGTCTTGTGCCCAACTTGGTCGTGAACTGATTCGTGTCAACATCACGATTGAGACCGATGAGGATGATTTGCTCGGTGGTTTCCGACTCGTGAATGGTGAGACTGTATGGCATAACGGTCCTGTGGTAGAAGCAATGGAACGTGGTGCAATCCTTCTGCTGGATGAGGTTGACCTTGCTTCTAACAAGATTATGTGTCTTCAGTCTGTGCTTGAGGGTAAGGGTGTGTTCCTCAAGAAAATCGGTAAGCACGTTGTGCCCAAGGCAGGTTTCAATGTGATTGCAACTGCAAACACCAAGGGTAAGGGTTCTGATGATGGTCGGTTCATTGGCACGAACGTTCTCAACGAGGCATTCCTGGAACGATTCCCTATCACCTTTGAGCAGGAGTATCCTACTGTCAGTGTTGAGACTAAAATCTTGACTAAGGTAGCAGAATCACTTAACATTCCTATGATTGGTGAGCATACTGATTTTATCAAGCACCTTTGCACTTGGTCTGAGATTATTCGTAAGACCTTCAACGATGGTGGCATTGATGAAGTTATCAGCACTCGTCGTCTGGTTCATATCATCAAGGCATATTCTATCTTCGGTAAGAAGGACAAAGCAATCAAGGTTTGTCTGAATCGTTTTGATGATG